GGGGGTTTGAGTACTAACTCAGATCCTCGTGATATAGCTGATAATGAACTATCTGAGGCTACTGATGTGATGGTAGATGAATTAGGTAAGGTTAGAATGATGGGTGGAACTGCAGCTCAAGGAGCAGCAGCTAGAACTAATGTTATAAATCCTGGTTATGGTTTATTCCAGTTTAGTCATGATAGAATTGATGGTCATACAGTAGGTTCTGGAGTTGAAACTGGTACTGATTATCTGGTTTTTTCTGATAGTAGTGCTGATGAATTAATAACAGATACTAAAAATAGAGATTTTAGTGCAGCAAGCGATTGGGCTGTATTAAATATTGCTGGAGGTAGTCTTACAGAGCCATCAAATAAACTTCAAGTTGTTACAACCACAGATGAAGAAATAGAGGGAGCACAATTAGCCGTAGCTAGATTGTCTGAAACCATTGTAGTAGGAGCAACTTATAGGATTTCAGCTAAACTTGACCAAACTAGTGGTGCAACTACTCCAGTAATAAACTTTTCACTTGGTGGTACAGCTACTACTATTACAGCAACCGATGGTAGTCCATCTGATAGTACTATTGATACAACTGAACAAGAATATTATGGAGATGTTGTTCCTATAAATACAACTGGATTATTACAAATATATAATACGTCTTTAGCTAGTACTACTACATTTAAAATTGATGATATATCTGTTAAAGCTGGTAGAGTTAGTATTTATAGTGCAGAAGATACTACTTGGGGGAACCCTATAACTGGATTATCTGATAATACTGGGGGTCTTCGAAAGGATGCATTTTATGCTGCAGATGGTGCTTTAAGAATATCTGATGGAGAGTTTGGTAATGCTAATGTTAATAAATGGTATGGGTATACATATGCAAAGTTATTTCAAACAACTGATGGTTCTGAAGAGTTAGAATTAGATACATGGTCATTACAAGATCAGAAATTAAAATCATTCACTGATTTAAGCATTGATGTATCTATAGATGATTGTAGAGTAGCGAGTCCAGCTCTTGCTGCTCTTACTGCTAATGATATTGTTCTAGGATGGTGGACTGAAGAAGATGGAGAGTGGGATGGCACATATACTTTAGGAGTTAATCCTGTTTATATTGGAGGACAGGAAGGGCCTATAACAGAAGCGGGTGTTATACAATTATTTAATCACGTATTATTTGTTCAAGTTTTTGTTTGTCATCCTACTATTGATAATACTACTATATCAGTTCACCCATTTGGAGATAATAGAATTATAGGAATAAATTTATATAGAAGATCATATCCTTCTGAAAATTGGTACCTACTTGAAGAGATTGATTTAAAGACAGGTGGTAAACATGGATGGTCTCAATATGTAGCAGATACTGATCTAGCTAAAGGACGCTGGACGGATGGTACTGATGCGGGTGATACTGATAGTTCAGTGAATGATTCTGGTGGTGCAACAGAATTTAATGATGGTACAAGTCAGCCAATAGCTATAAGAGCATTAGCGAGTATCAATGAATATGCAGATACTACAATGGATTTAGGTGTTCATGGTGGCACAAATATGGGTGCAGGTAGAATTGGAATAGCTAGAATAACAGGATTTGGTTCTACAGTATATAAAGAGATATCTTTATCCTCTACTAGTGTACAGGTTTTTACGACTGCTACAGCAATAACAGTTACTAATCCTGAAAATGGTAATAAGAAAAAGTTTACATTAGAAATTTTGGATGAGAATTATGGATTATTAGTGAAAAAAGTTCAGACTATAGAAATTGCTGTAGATGCAGATGCAGAGCCTTCTAGTGGTTATGGTGGTGCCCCTTCTGGTGGTAGTGGCGGTGGATCTGGATCGTAATATGGAGGAGTTTTATGAGTTTTTTATATACAGTTGGTGATATTCAAACAACAGAACCTTGGGAGAGACCTCATGAATTTTTGATTAAAAGATGGTATAATGATTACTCTAAATATTTCAAAGATGAATATAAAATGTATATTGGAGGTGGAGTTTCCCAAGGAATAGAAACATGGGATTTAGATATTTGCTTATTAGGTGAAATAAAAGATTATTCAAGATTGAAAGATTTATTAGATACTGGAATCCGTTTAGGATTTGAACATCTTATGCTAGTAGATATCTTTTGGCAGGATAGAATATATAGTATTAGCAAACCTTTTGAGCCATTTGTAAAGATAAGATCATGGGAGAATTGTAAAAAGATTAGAGATGATATTGTAGAGGTAGATTATACTCCTGATGCTGAAAAGATAGAAGGAGATTTATGGAAGACTACATATTTAGATCCACCACATAATTTTATCTACTCACAGAAGATGTTCAATGAAGGTAAGTATACTGAAGAGAGCAGATTAATTCCAATTCAGGAGTATCTAAATGGCTAACTATGCACAACAGAATCCTGGATTCTATCATGTAGGACATAGATTTCCATCTCCTGTAAGACCTTTTAAGCTCCCTGATGTAGTTGAAGAATTATTAACTGTAAGATTCAAAACAGCAGTTGTTACTAATAGGACAGTATATATTGGGAATGTTAAGAAGACAAATTTAAAAGGTGAAACTACTATAGAAGGTGATACAATGTATAAATCAGCTGTAGGGAAATTTGACACTTTTGCTGATTTCAGGAAGATTGAAGCTTCTATTGCTGATGGTGATGCAATAATAAAACTTGAAGAATATGCAGATAGAATACTACAATTTAAAAAACATAAAATGCATTTAATTAATGTATCTCAGGAAATAGAGTTTTTAGAAGATACTTTACTTTACAAAGGAGTATCTCATCCTGCAGCTACTTGTAAAACTGACTTTGGTATAGCATGGGTAAATAAACTAGGATGCTATTTATATGATGGGAAAGAAGTACATAACCTACTAGAGAAGCAAGGTAGGCAAATAATAAAAGAAAGTAATTGGGATGACTTTATAACTGATAATTCTATTATTGGATATGTTCCAAAGAAAAGACAGTTAATAGTACTAAAGGATTGTACTGCATCAAGTGCTGGTAATATTTATCTATATGATTTAGTAACACAAAGCTGGACCAAAGGTGATACTAAGTTTACAGATAGTCAAATTCAGACAAATTTTATTAATGATTGGAATGGTGATTTAGTCCATACCCATACTTCTGGTACTGGTACTGTGATGAAGTGGTCTGATACTGGAGTATATAGTCTAGCTACAACTATGGCTACTAAAGATATCGATTTTGGACAACCTGGACAGAGAAAGAAAGTATATAAAATATATGTGACTTATAAGGGAGGATCTATTGGAGCACTCCCTGAAATAACTAAAGTAGTATGTTTGCCTGATGTTAGTGATAGTTTGAATGAAAAATATTTTACTGTCTTCTTTAGGAATGATGCAGCAGGGGGTGGTACTGCAGGACAAACAACCATTTGGTTTGATACAGATAATAGTGGTAGTAGTAAACCAAGTGTATCAGGAGAAGATGATGATATTGAAGTTACAGGAGTTAAAACAAATGATGCTGCAGAAGTTGTTGCATTACATTTAGCAGCAGCTATCGACAATCATACTAATGGAGATGGTAATCCTGTTGCAACTTGTAAAGTTCAAGGAGATACTGTATTTATCACAGATGTTGTCTCCGATTTTCGTACAGCTGCATCTGATGGAGATACAGGGTTTAATGTTTCTACTCATTTTGATGGGAATTCAGGAGGTACTGGCAATGCTATTGATGTTATGTATTCTGTTGATGGAAGTTCTTCTTTTCTTCAATTTGATGCTAATTTAACTGATACAACAGGAAATTGGATACAAGCTGAGTTAACTCCATCTGCTTCAATTAATAATATAAAAAGCATTCGTTTAAAGTTCTCTAGTGTTGCTGCTTCAACATTTGAGATTAATGATATTTCAATAGTTTATAGATTGAAGCCAGTGAGATAATATGGCAATGACAAGACAAGAAAGAGTTAATTCACAATCAAAACAGAACAAGATTCATGTTCTCAATGGAATCCCTCAAATATCTGATTTGGGAGAAGGTGAAATAACATTAAGGAAGACTAATGAAGGGTTAGTTCAATATATAAAATGTGAGAATACTTTATACAAGAATGTAATGAGTCCAGCTACTTCATTATCAGCAACTTCAACTACTACTACCAATGCTGCAACTCATTCTCATTCAGATTTATCAAAGATACCAGATTATGATAGTGGATGGCAAGATGTAGATAGAAGTGATGGAAATAAAGATAATTATACATTAGCTCACGGTTTAACATTTTCTTCATATTCACCTACATTGTGTCAAATATTTATATGTGATTTATATGGAGCAACTTCCCCAGACTTAGAGCCTACTTATAAAGTCTATCCATATAGAGGTGGATTTGAAATGGATACTACTTTTGGAAGTGGTTCTGATTGGCAGGGAACTGATGTTAGAATAGATGCTACTAATGTATATATTCAGGCTTATACATCTTATTATGCATTTTGGACTGGTCAAGATGATACTGGGGGAGTTTGGACGCATAAGTATTTCAGTAGAATTGGTTTAAGAGTTATGTTGTGGGAATAAAAATATATTAAAGATAGGGGAATAAAATGTCAAATTATTATGATACTACAGGAAAATTTGGTACAGCACTAGCAGATGTAGACTATTATAGAGGACTAAGAGAGAGTGAAGCAGCTGACATAAGAGGCCAAGAAGGTCGTCAAGCTGCGCTTAAAGCTTCACTATTGGCTAAGAAAGGATTGGAAGCATTTACAGGGGATATCAGAGATATGGAGTTTGAGATATCTCCTGAATACGTGACATCAGATTTGGAATTAGGTTCTTCTCATAGGATATTTAAGGAATCTGGATCCTATGATTCTGATCCAAAGCTTAGTATTGGTAAAGATTTATGGGGTGCACTTGAAGATAAACTTAACTTGCGAGGATGGTCAGAGAAAGATTTTACTACAGCAGCTCAGGAAGTATCTCAAATTCACAACACTAGGAGTGGGGGAGGAGTGAAGCCAGGATTCAGTGTGGAAGACGCAACTGAATATCCACACATTGATGACACCGCAAAATGGTGGCACCCTAAATTGCAGAAATTAAGAGGCCCTCAATCCTGGGTGGATAAAGACACAGGTGCCGCAATTGAAGGACCTATAAATCTAACTGACCATCAAAGGGATGTGAATAATCCATATTGGTGGGAAGAAGGAGATGTTAAGGCAACAGGTATAAAGGGAGGTGGATTGGGTGCTGTTTTAGGCACATATAATGTTTTAACAGGAATTGAGGAATTGACTAATCCAGGATCTAATGCTTTTGACAAAGGCGTCGGAATAACTAAGACTTTGGCAGGAACACAAGTTATAGGGAAAACATTTGGTAAGGATATTGTTGGCAAAGCAACTGAGAAAACTATAGGTGAAGGAGCTCAATATCTTGGAAAAAAAGTTGGAAAAGATATCGTAGCGTCTGAATTAGGTAAAGCAGTGGGAGGTTTTCTTGGAGGTCCTGTTGTTGGAACTGCTTTAGCTGCTAAAAGTCTTTGGGATATGTTTAGTTAAAGGAGAATTATGGAAATTATAAGAGAATTTATTCAATTACAGCATGTACGAAAGGGAGATTTACTTTTAAATTATGATGGGAAGGAAGAAGTAGTAGAGAGTATAGAATCTGTCCCTAGTACTGAGGATGTTTACAATATAGAAGTATCTGACAACCACAACTATTATGCTGAAGGAGTGTTAGTACATAATCGTAATAAGTGGGGATCATATGTAGGAAATGATAAAGCTGCAAAAGCTGCAATAAAACGAGATAAAGCATCTTATCAGGCTATGATAGATTCCCTTGGACATCTAACCGATAAAGCTCTATCACTACAGGAAACTTATGATACAGCAGCTGAATCTCAGAAAGATATATTTGAATCAGATATTTCCTGGAAAGGATCTGAATATGGGAAACAAAGGGAGAAGATGGAATCTCAAGTTGGTAGTACAGGATTAGTAGCATCTACTGGTGATTATCTGATGCAACAGGGAAAAGAAACTCTAACAGAAGATATTGAAAAATCAAGAACCCAATATGAAGCTGGTCAAGTAGGAGAGAAATCTGCTTTAGAGGCAGGTCTTTTTGATTTAGCTCAACGAGAAACTGATTTATTTGCAGGATTTATTGGTAGTTCGGCAACCCTGGCACATTCTAGTGCTGCTACTACCCCTGAGTTTGAGACAGGATATACAGGAGGTACTGAATGGACAGGAGGAACATATACAGCACTTGGCGATATGGGAGCAAATTGGGGAATGACTTGTTTTTCAGCTGATACAAAGGTAGATGATAAGGATATATCTAAAATAAAAGAAGGAGATATGGTAGCCTCTTACAATATAGAGACAGGGATTATAGAGAAAAAGGAAGTTGTTGAAACATTTAGACATAAAAATGATAGAGGATATTTACTTGTTAATGGTAGAATTCTGGCTACAGGTAATCATTCATTCTATGTAAGGAGGAAGAATAATGGCTGAAACAGGATTTGGAGAAGCAGCATTACTTTTTGAAACATTGAATCGTATGTTAGAACCAAGTGCATTGAAACTGCAAGAGGAGTCACAAAAACATGCTTTAAAGATGCAAAGAAGTAGTCAGGCACATGCTAAGGAGATGCAGGAAACGAGTTTCCAACAACAATTACTTGCACAATATGGTGATGACCTTACATTTGATGCAAGTGGGAATCCTGATTTTTCTAGTGTTGATTTTGCCGCAACTCCACGTGCTGAGGAAACACAGGCACAGACACTTGCAACTTTACTTCTTGAGAAGGGTATAACACCTGGGACTAATGAGGAAAATAAAGCTAACTATACTGCTTTTAATACAGGATTTAATAGAGGGAGAAATATAACAAGTCCAGCAATTTCTGCTAGATTTTCAACACAGCTAGGAGGGGATCCTACTCCTGGATGGCTAACTCAATCTGATATTAGTGATTTTGAAAATGCGATAAATGATATGGGGGGTTATGAGAATCCTTATGTATTAACTCAATTAATAGATGAGGGATTCATCGATGAAAATATACATGATTTGGTGATAACAAATGGAGTTCCTACACTTGGGCCAAAATCTGAAGAGTTAATAGGTTATACTATGACTGGATTAAAGACAAGTTTAATAAATAATAATCCTACTTTTGCATCTAAGACAGATTATGAGAAGATGCAGCAATCTAACAGAGATACAAATATAGCATATGCAAGTGTACTTGTTAATAATCCTGACGCTAATTTGGCTTCAAGCAAATATAGAGAGATGGCAGCAGCATTTGCAACCTCATTAGGAGTAGGTACTGATGATGAAGGTGAAACAGTTATAAGATGGACTGATGCTAGTGGATCTGATACCAAATCCTTTACTGGTGTTTATGATTCTGTAAAGTCAACTATAAAAGATATGTTCGAAAATAATAAATTAGATAAACGAATTACAGATACAGATATTGTTAACTTTAATGCTACAATTGAGGGACTTTCATATGTGTTTGGGAATCAGGAAGTAGGAGGTACAGTTAGCAATACTTTAGAAGCAATAGTAAATGGTGGTACAATTACTCTAAATGGTGTAGAGCAATATAAACAGTTGTACTTACTTCAAGCTATAGGACAAAGTGCTATGGTAAATCAATTGAGTAGTCTTATTGAATTAAACCAGAATATTGAAGATACATCGCAGAAAACAATGAGATATTTAGCTCCACCTATAACAACACCAGATTTCCCTATTGAAGCAGCTGAAGCAAGTAGAGCAGATTTCAGGAAGTTCCTACAAACATCTGGATTATTGCAGAAAATTGGAACACAAAGAAAGTTAGAAAAGGAAGGGAATACTTCAGGAACTTTATATATCACGCTTGTAGAAGAGATAGATAATATAATATTAAAACAAATGGAAGCATGGGATGAGATGATACGTAATGGTTCTACAAAAGATATACGATATTATGGACAATATATGTCAGAAGAACTTGATATATGGATGCTAGCAGAAGAATCTATAGCAAAAATGACACATTCATTGAGCCCTTAGGTTTCTCAATATACAATGAAAGGATAAATTAATGAGTGATAGTACAACAGTAGATTTAAGTAGATCTGAGAGAATAAGATTACAAAGAGAAAAATCACGAGCTATTAATGATTCATTGGCTTTGGTAGCAGCTAACAAGGAAAAGGCTGTTAAAGATTCTATAAATAACATTCTTGAGATTGAAAACAAAAAGGAAAGGGAAACACCACACAAGGGTTTAAGAGACTTTCTACAAGATAATGAACTCATTGGCCAAATTTCAGGTGATCCTAAATTTGCTAAAAAAATACAAGAGACATTGGCAACTACTGGAGAAGATATTCTCAAAATGGAAGAAAAGTCTGCTTTACAAAAAAAAGAGGATATCGCAAGTCAGATAGCAACTCTTAATACACATATAGAACTTTTTGAGGATGAATATAAAGAGTTTAGAGAAGATCGTGATGTAGTTATGAAGTTGAAGAGTGAGTTGGCTGAGACAGTTAAGTTAAGGAATTTAGCACATTCTCAAGCATATCCTGAATGGCATCAGACTAGTTTTCTCGATTTTACAAAAGACAGTGATAATCAAGAGAAGGTTTATAATGAATTGAATGAAGCTGTCAAGCTTTATGAAGGGAAAATAGGAATGTATGATTCTAAATGGTTCCGTTATATGACGTCTGAACAATTAGAAAAGACTCCGCAGGTAAAAGGACTCCCTTTCTTAGAAGGAAGATATCAAGAAATGTCTAAACTAGGAAACAGGATGAATAATATGTTATTATTCAAGGATATCATTGACTATAATACTATGCAACTAAATGTAATGAGAGAACAGTATTCTTCAGAATATGGTTTTTATAGTGAGGATACTGAGAAAGAGCTGGATATTAAAACTTTAATAGAAGATAAGAAGTTTGAGCAAGAACTATCATCATTATACAAAAGCCCTACAGGAGGTGTAGGAGCAATAGGAGGATTTAAATAATATATGCCTACTTTATATGATCTTTTAGTAGCCCCAACTGATACTAGCACTATCAGAACACCATCATTTGAGGACTATTTCAAAACACCAGATTTATTAAAGGGTACCTCAACCAGGGCTGTAAAACCTGTTTCTGGTGATATGAATTTATTACGGGCTGCTTTGCCTACTACTACTTTTGAAAGAGATGAACCGAGAAATGCTGCAATAGATTTACTTGGACAATCACTCTGGAGCTTTACTGAAACAGCAGGATTTGGGTTACCAAGTTTACTTGTATCTGAGGAAATAGAAAAAGAATATCTTACTCCAGAAACTGCTTTGGGAAAAGCTGGAGCAGCTGTAGGTGGTACTGTAGGATTTGTTATTGGTGGACCTATGAAGTTGGGAGCAAAGGCTGTCCAACTTGCAGCTAAACCTTTAATAAAAGCAGTAGGTGCTAAAACTGTTAAAGCTTCTATTAAAGCAACGCAGAAGGCAATAAAAGAGGCTTCTAGGGGTACTGAATTATTCTCTACAAAGATAGCACGAGATGTTGTAAATAAACAGGTAGGAAAGACTGTTGCTCATCTTTCAATGAAATCTAGATGGGATAGAGCAGGAAAAGGTGTAGTTGATAATTGGGGTAAAACAGCTTCAGATGCAATAGATAGCATTGTAATAGAAGGGCAAAAATTAGGCAAATTAACAGCTAAGGAAGGTAAATTACTTGCCGAGACATTTAAAAAGAATATAGGTACTCGTCCTATGCAGGATTTTGTGGATGTTTTGATGAAACGTAATCCTAATAAGTTTGGTTTTATTACAGGAAGTATGGTCCAAGAAGGGATGATGTTTGGCATGATAGACGCTGTATTTGAAGGGACAGCATCATTAAATGAAGGTAGAGAGTATGACTTCCTTGCACCATTATGGGGTGTAGGAGTAGGTGCAGGATTTGGATTATTAAAACTTCTTCCAGCTGCAGGTAAGCAGTCTATTACTAAGGATGATTTTAAGTCTGGTATTCGAGCAGCATTCAAGCACAACTATTTTGGGAAAGAGAATATGCTTGTAGATAAGTTACTTATGAATTCAAAGATAATAGGTAATAGTAGGAAAAATGCACTTGAAGGATCATCTCTAATTGAACATACTTATAAGGGAAAGAAATATTTTATAGATTTATTAAATCCAGTTGCTTCTATAGGAGAGAAGCACGCAAAATCCATAGAAGTTCTACGAGATGCATTAAATTCACAGCGACGCTTTTATGGTAAGGAAATGATGAAGGAATCTGTAAAGGAAGATTTTAAGAGTAGTTTAGCAAATTGGAAACGTATAATTGGTGGTACTGCTATTATGAATGCTAAACTTATTTTACATGCAGGCCAGGGAGCTCCTCTAGAACCTCAAGATGTCATGCAATCATTATTGATAGGAGCATTTTTAAATAGGAGAGGTCGTCCACTTACTCCTGAAATGAACAAGGTAAGAATGCGAGAGATAAGATCTAATTTAAATGTTCTTGGAGAGGCTCAACCACGAATGTATGACATTTACCCTACTCTTGGAAGAGGTCAAATGGAGCATATTAATCCTCTTACATCAAGAACTTTTAAGAACTTGAGACAAAAAGCAGAAGATCTAGAGATTGTATCAGATTCATATGAGGTAACAGAAAAATCAAATGCACGAGAACAAAAAAGCCCTGAACTTCCTGTCTCTGATAAATCATTCCCATTGTTTGATGAATTTTATCTTTGGATAAAGGGGACAACTACTAAAAATGTTAAAGCGAGAGCTTTGATTACTGAGAAAGAAGCTACAGAAATAGAGGATTTAATAAGGGAAATTGATTGGGAAGGCAAAGGTAAGATTAGAACGCAAGATGATTTTATTGAGGTCTTGGAAGCTTCTAGGGATAATATAACTAACGAGGTTAAATATGAAGTAGCACTAACAATGCAAAAGGTTTTAAATGAATCTGTTACTACTGAAAGTAATACTGAATGGATATCAGGAAATGCAAGTGATGGAAGTCTAGGAGAATTACCTAAAACTATTATGATAGATCCTAAGCTTAGAATCCGTATAGAGAGAGGGGAAGTAAAAGATAATAATGTTGTACTTAGCATTGAGAAAGTAACTGATATTCTTCGTCATGCTAATAATATAAATGAGACTGTAGCTAATATGGGTAAAGGAACAATAAGTGAGAATCCTAAACTTAACACTGTATTTGTGAAAACTGCGGGACAACTTGAGAGTCTTATACGAAATATTACTGTAGGTGAATCAAGAGTAAAAGAAATAATGCAAAGTAAGCAGAGAGGTATTGATTTTGACTGGGATTCACTTTATTTAGTCCAGAATCAATTGCTTGCTCGTAATTACATAGAGAGTATGAATACCTATTCAAAGGTTTTTAGCGAAACTGATAATCCTAAATGGAATGAAATGTTAAATGAATTGCAAGAATTAGGAGTAGTAGTTAAGGATCCTGATGATTTAACCAGTTTAATGATGTATCCTTATAGGAAACTAAAGGTTGATAAAACAGGAATTGAAGGATATAAAGGTGATAATGAAGAATCTTTATTAAGGTCAGTTACAGGTGTATTAAAACTTATGAATAAAGGTTTACGAAGGGTTGATACTACTGTTGAAGAGATAACGATTCCTTTAGAGAAGGTAAAGAGTTTCGAAGCTTACTTGAATAAACAGGGTATAAATACTGAAAAACATTTTTTAGAGGAATTTCATGGTAATGTAGAACGAAAGTTATTTATGGATATTATAAGTGATCCAAAAGTAAAACTAATAAGTTCTGATATTGCTAGATTAAATGACTTAGCTTCTTTAGATTCTCCATTTGCTACATTCTCTCCTCCTGGAGAAGGAGGTGTTATGTTTTCTGTTCATCCTATAGCAGTTATTGGAGATGCTAAAAATAAGGGAAGATCATTACAAATTGCAGGTAGGTCATGGCATGAATTATATAACGATTATATAGGTTATGATCCTTCACGTCCTAGTATACCTATTAAAGGTGGGTTGGTAGATCGTAGTAATGGGATTGTAAGTTTTGATCGTGTTATACAAATAAATAATACAAATGATTTACAGGTTCTTAGGAGTATTGTACAAAGGAAAGGTTCTCAAGAAGGAGAAAATGCTGCACAAGCTGTTATAGACTTCGTGAATGTGTTAGATCCCAGAGATAATTTAAAACATTCTATGGCTAGCTATATAAAGAGATCCAATCATCCTGATCATTTCCTAAATTTCCTACTTAGTAAGGGTCTTATGACAACTGAGTATAATAATAAGGTTATTAAGTATGTATTTAAAGGAGATGCTCTTACAGGATCAGAAGCGCAGCATAAGGAGAATCGTGCTTTAGTAGCTAATTGGTTAAAGAATTTTGGGATTTATTCAACAGATATGGAGAAATTGGCAACTGCTGCTGAAGGTGATATTGATACTATTATTGATAATAAATATAGGATAAGAGGAACATCTTCTATATCACAGCAAGAGTTTTTTACGAGATATTTCCCTGATCATACTGGATGGAGCAGTCGAATTAATGATCCTATAGAGCAGCTTGAATTCCTAACAAATACTATAAAAAATAGAGATGGTTCAATTTATCATAGTGCACATGATGCTCTAATAGAGAAAATGACTCTCTCAGAACGAATAAATGGGCAGACTGTAAGTATCTCTGGTAAAACTGTAATACGGAATAAAAATGGGAGATATCATGATTTGTATAGAAGAGTTTCTTCTGATGTCCAGAAGATTATTGTATTACGTGAAGGAAGTGAATCTATTCCTGTTTTAACTGTTCAGGATGGGAAGTCTAAAGTTACAATGAAAAACATGCAAAAGGGACCATTTACAAATTTATTCAAGGATTTAGAAGTACCCTTCGTTTTTGTAGATGGTGATATGAAAGCTTTTATGTATATAGGGCGTGATATACAAAGTACAAATGTTAATGTTTTGGATATGGATTCTCCTCATTCTATTTCTGGTTTTGGGAAAGATGCTGATGCTCGTGCTAAGAATTTAAAAGCAGACTTTAATAAAGTTCTTCAAAACTATGTATGGGAGGATGGATCTAGTACTGGTGTCAAATTAATTAGATTGGGATCTGGGAAGCAAGTTCTAGGTGTCCCAAGTAATAGTCATGAGAAAGTAAGAGACTTGTTTATAGAAAGAATCTATGATGTTTATTACGAACAAGGTAATCAAGAGGTCAGGGGCTTGCTTGATAATATGAGGGATGGTTTAAGAAGAGATGGAGCATGGGGGGATATACATGTAGATGCTATGCGTTCTATTATAATTGAATCAATGGTACAAGGGAAGAATGATAAAAGGTTTCTAGATATAGTTCATGGAAGTAATAAGGAATTTGCTGATCTTGGTAAACGACTGTCTCTTTATCATACTCCTAAATTTAGAAGAATTGATCATTCAATCCTAAATTCTATGAGGAATAATGCACGTTGGAGTTTTGATGCAGCGGATGGTCGGATATTAGACACTTATGCTGCTAAAAATAAGGCAGGATTTATTGTTTGGAATGATATGGATATGGCAAAAATAGAACCTTCAGTCAGACAAAAATTGGAAAAGAAAGCAACAACATGGAATAATATGTTAGGTTCTCGTGAAGATCCTGGAGGTTATGATAGTATCTCATTTATTAGTCGTGATTATAGAAGATTTTTAGAGCTTTTTTATGGTGTGGATAGAGAAGGATCTGCTGTATTTAAACCTATTATATCATCTAATGGTGAAGAATATATGATGTTTGCAAAAACAGTGTTTGTTTATGATCCTGGTATTCAAGAATCTATTTTCAATAAACATCCTGATCTTGATATTATGCTTACTCGTTCTGCTGATAAAATGAAATCAGCTATGTCAGAAGTGGAATGGAATAGACAAGGAAACCCTGATCGTCCTGTATATATAGATAAAACTGTAGGAGAAATGGAGAATATAACTACTCCTGAAATAGCTCAGTATATGAAGGAAATACCTTTAAATACTATTGGAGTGAGTGTCATTCCAGAGAAACAAATGAGAGCAAGACAATCTCTTTCTTTAACTAATTATATGAGTTCAGGAGAGGCAGGAGAATATTATAATACCTTTTATAAAGCGAGACTTGATAAGATTTTAGGTGTTGATAAAATTGGATCTGAAGGTGGCGTAATGGGACAGCTCATGAAGAATGCTTTATACAGACGTATAGCATTACTCAAAATGAAAAGTGTTGATCCAGGTATTACATTAGCTGATATGCAAAGTACTCCTGAAGGATTGGAAGGTGTTGGACATCAAATGCAATGGGCTGCATTAGGAGGAGATCCCAGAGCAATGGGAGATTCTCATATTGTCAATGCAATTAAATCTCAATTTCTAGATCCTCTATTAAGTCCACCTTCTGAGACTAATCATGGTGAAGTATATGGTGGAAAAGCAGTTATAAAGCAGAACTTTAGATTTAGAGATTTAGATCCTACAATTAGAAAAGGAGAAAAAGGAGAAAATGTCGAGATATATCAGGGTGAAATAGTATTACCTCATTATGCTCGTGAAGGACATGTTAGTTTTAGAGATGCTGATTTAGATTTAAGAGCTGTTGATAGTAATGGGAATGTAAAGAACTTAAAGAAAGTATTTAAATCTCTATTTAAAGAGGAAGAGCCAAGACTTACTGATAAAGATTTAGACGAAGCTTATAATGATCTTCTAAAAACTTCTAATTTAGGAATTATGCATGAGACTATAAAGTCTTTAGACCCTACTTGGTCTATAGGAATATTGACTACTAGATATCCTCGTACAAGTCCTAATGATTTAGCTATACTTAGATTGAAGAGTTTTCTAGGAGAGGCAGATGGAAATACAGCAATAGTAAATGGATTTGATGTACTTAATATATTTGAAGGAGATTATGATGTAGATGAAGTTGACTTCATGTGGGCAATGAATAAAGGTACATGGAATCATATTAGTAGGGTTAAAAAACATTGGGTAAATACAAAGGATGTAAGCTTTTACGAAGGTGATGTCCCTGAAATGAGAATACTGGATAGGGGGTATAGTAATCAGGGATGGAATACTTTTGATGCAAATAACAGAGTATTTAAACAAGGTATTGGAATTGTACAAAAAACACCAAGATTAATTAATCATATGGCTAATTTAGGTGTCCTTAATAAGGAAACTGGACGACAAGATTTAATGAAATCTGGACCTAACAATGAATTTATTATTTCAGTTGATTATGATAATTCAAGTTTCTTTGATAGGATGGCTTTAGAATCACAACTTATTATTGATTACTGGAAAGGTGTAAATTCTAAAATAGTTAACAAGATGCCAATGTGGCGAATGGATGCTCTATTTGAAACTATGGCTAATTCAGTATCTAGAGAAGATGTGAAGGATAGTTTACAAGGAAGACGACATAAACAATTAAACAATAAAGGTCCTAATAATAGTAGTATTAGAATATTTAGGAAACATAATGTAAAAACTGGTAAAGAAGAAGATCTTTCTGCTGTAGAAATAACAATTCTCAAAACCTTAATGAAGGAACATTCAGATTTCTTAACTTTAAGTACGGAGGTATATGATAATACTGGTCAAGGTAGACCAGCTAGCTATCAAGATATAATTACTAAATCAAATCGTTATTTTAATGACCATTTAAATGATCTTGGTAAACAAACATTTTTAAGTGTGATAAGAAAACATGGTTATTCAGATGAAGTTAGAAATTTATTTGGAGTAAAAAGCGTCCAAAGAAAGAAAAAAGTTGATGAGAAGATGAATTCTTTTTATGGAGATAAGAAGTTTGAATATCAAGCATCCTTTATGGAAAAAGTCCAAGATGAAAAAGCTCAAAACAAACCGTTTGGCGAGTATAATTATTTATGGTATAGTAGAAATCCGTTTGTTGAAGGTGCAGAGACTCATGCTACACAAACTAAAACTTCTGGAGGAAAGCATGGTTCAATTGCAGAACGTATTTATAGAGAAATTTTATATAGAGATCCATTAGCAGAGGATAGTAATTCAGGTAAAAATGAAACTATTCTTCAAGGAGATTTGTATATAGAGATGCAAGCAGCCACTAATGCAATTCTTAATGAGAATTATTCAGGATTGACTCGAGAAAGGATGAAAGAAATTTTACCTGGATTAACCAAGAATGTCAAGGATGATATTAATTATATAAAATACTTAAAGAGAGCTAAAGGTAGGCTTCTTAAGAATTATAAAATGAATGAGAATACGAGAGTAAAACGTGTAGAAGGTATGGATAGTATTATAAAGGAGTTAGAAGGGAAGTTGTATGAAATACTTAGTACAGAATATCTTGAGACAGGTGATGTTAAGCATCTGAAATATCTTAAAATGGTAGATGTTACCAGAGAGAAAGATATGAAAGAAGCTACTATCCAATGGTATACTCTTCATGCATTGCATGAGAGATTTCGTCCCTCAAATAGAGAGAAATTTTTTGATTCTATACGGAAGACTCAGGTCTTAGGTGCTGAACTTTATGCTGAGAATGCAGATATGGGATATACTTCTAAACATATGGGAAGAACTTTGACTACTGCAGAACAAACAAGAAGAAGAATGAATCCATTAAGTGATATTCAAAGTATTGAAGCTGAGATAATGGAAAGATTAAATGATGGATTTGAAACTCCTGGATGGGGGATGGCATATCTATTGGAATATGCTATGCCTACCAGGACTGATGGGGCAACTACTATTGGAATATATAATGGTGAGCCAATTCCGATAAGTACAAAGAGTTCAGGAAGATTTAAGCGTACAATAAGATTTATGCTTGATAAATACAATAATGAAACAAATAAACAAGTAAAATTAGAATATAAAAACTTTTTAGAACAATTAGCTCAAAGATATACGGCATATAGTAACTTTTTTGATAGAAATTTTGAACATATTCCACTCAATGATAGAAATATGATGTCTGTAATTAATAATGTTCCTGGATATAACAGGAAACTTACAGGTACATGGGATAGATATGAAAGTATACATACTGAAAAGGGTATGTTCAGTAAAGATGCATTTGGAATGGGACCAGAATATGATAGTCATATATCATTCTACAGGAGGCTTATAGCAGATGGTCAATCTAAAGACACAAAATTACAGTTTGAAAAGTTACATGAGACTTTATCACGTACTCAACAATTGATGATGGAGAATAATTATATGGATCCTGTTTCATATTTTGTAATGAATGAGAATGTTGCAACTGATCTTAGTAATTTGGGATTAGATAGAGTAATTCAAGGAGGTTATACAGAGCCAGGTAGAATAAGTCCTCATAGTACTAGTCCAGATGTTCAGATGCTTGTAGGTCGTGGAGATGGGATATCTATAAAACCATTAGCATTACTTGGTAATTATAGATTGAGTATGTTAAAAAGACTTATAAAGCAGGGACAGGATATAAAGATAAAGCAGAAAGTCCCAAGTGATACTATAGAAGATTTACAAAGAAAGCGTAGGAAAGCAGGACACTGTACTCCTCTTGTTGAGCCTACTGTGAATTATTAAATAATAAGGAGAATTTATGATAGCACCTGGTGGTGGTTGTCCAAAAGGTTTAATTGATAAAATGTTTGATATAGGTATTGAGTTTAAAAAAAATCCTGCTATATTAAGACGATTTGGTTCACATGAAGCAGATCAGCAGGTAAGGAATACATTTTTAGATATTTTCCATTTACCAATAGAAAATGTAGAAGGTGTGAAACTTACTGAAGGACTTTTAAACACCTTTAGAAGAAGGTTGGCTAAAGTTACAAAAGCATCTGAGAAGGGAGATTTGATACATAATTTTGGGTCAGTATTTTATACTCCTTCAGGAGTTGCTGAAAGAAATCCTCAACTTATATCATTAATGGATAATCTTCATAATGTAGGGTTGCAATATAAAGGTAGAACAGATAGGCATGATAGAGCATTTCAAAATATAATAACTCACATGCAGAAAGAGATGCTTGTAAATGGCTATAGTGAGGGATTTGTTGGTGAAATTCAAGCAAAGCGAAAGTTAAAGAATGCAACAAAAGCGGCTAATAAGCATGAAGCAATTGTTGAAGAACTTGTTGTAGATACTTGGAATGGAGTTCCAGGTGCAAAGGAAAAGTTATCAACTGCTTTAAGAGCTGAAACTAATTTCTATGTCAATGGAGAAGGAAAAGTTATTAATCAAATGCGTAAGACTATTGAGGAAGATTTACCTAAAATACATTTTGAGAAATTAAAGGAATGGTGGACAGAGAAACCAAAATTATTAAAACTATTAGAAAAGAATAAAATTACAAGGAGTGAATACAATACCAGAAGAAAGAATATATTGAATCCTGTTTTTGCTAAGTATGGAGCTGAGCATCCTGAAAGTGCTCTCAAATCTGCTCCTATGGTAAATGCTGTTACTGAATATATAGACCTTATGGATAGTATGCATAGTACATTAGTAAATGGAGTCAATGCATATGTAGGTTCGATAAAGCAAGGAATGAAAGGAAGATATACACCTGAAAGGATTGCAGAAATAGGGGAAAAAATAAAAGAGAAGATTAGTCCTGACAAACAAGTGGGTTATTTCCCTCATTATAAAAGGATTTTGAATATAGATTTTTTTGATAACTTAATGCCTCATATGCAACGTCTATCTGATGCTGTTGCTAGTGATTTTAAGATTGAATCTAATGCTGTAGAATCAGCTTTAAAAGGATTAGAAGGTTATGTTACTGGCAGAACAAAGGGGCGTAGGGTGACTGATATTGATTCCGAAGGTATAAATGCTCAGAATGAATATTCATGGAATTTCTTTACTAATATAAAGAGGTATATGGATGAGGTAGATAGATTTAATATGGTTGCACATGCTGATATGTATACTAAAGAGTCATTAAATGCTGCCAAAGAGATGTTCAAGAATGGCGAACCTCTAGATGGATATGCAAGATCTACTGTTGAAATGATGATAGATATGAATGCTCGTATGAAAGGTGGCTATGGTTTCGAAAATGAGAATGTTGAAGGAGCTATGAAAACTTTGTTAGCATTAGAATTTACAAGTAAACTTGGATACAATCTTCGTTCTCCTTTTAAAAATGCTACTCAAGGATTACTTAATCTTGTAGAATTTGGCCCAATTATTATGATGAAATCAACATCATTTTATAATAATAATCAAGATATAAAAGTTCTAGTTGATAATATGATGAAAGAGGCTGGATTTTTATTTGCTGATACAGCTGCTCCAGAATTGGTAGAAAGTTTGGGGGGGTTGGGTAAAAGCTTTACTCAGAAAATAAGAATTACTGATAATGAAACAATTGAATTCAAAAAACCTGGACTTATTTCAAGTGTTCATTCTAAAGTGTCTAATTTTGCAGGAGTTAGTGGTAAAATGATGGCTAAGATTGAGAATTTCAATCGTAGGACTACGTTTAGAACAGCCTTTTTCAAAATGTATGAACAATTAAATAATTCTACTAGTTACAAAACTTCTTTAAGGGAGTCAGGTCTTTCTGAATCTCAAATTAAAGCTGAAATATTAAGTCGTTCAAGAAATTATGGTATTCGAAAAACTACTTTACTTCACTTTGATTATGCTGAATTAGCTAAGGCACCGTGGATGTTGCATCCTGCAGGAAGACTGTTAGGACAATTCCAGCATTATGGTATAAAGTTTTTAGAATACAATATAGATAAAGCAAAAGAAGCTGGAGATGATATCCTTGCAGGAGAATTGCTAGGAACTAGGGCTAAAAAAGCATATGGGTTAGGTATGGTGTACTTTCTAGCTCCTGCTATAGCATCTGCAGCAACAGGTCTTGATATTAGTAATATTGTAGAACACAATACAAAAGAACAGATAAATAAGTTATGGGCTTTATTTACTGGAGAT